TGTTTGTTGTGATGAAGTACCTGCAACTCGTGAACCAGTTTCAGTAAATAAAGTAGTATCAGTAGCAGCAGTAGTACCTGCACCTGTACCCCAAGCAACATAGTTAGGCTGAGTACCAGAACCGATAATACGGTTAGTTACTACAGCTTTACCTGTATTGACTAATAGTGTAGCCATTTTTTAATTCTCCATAATAAACGTTTAAGTGGATTCTTGTGCCAATATTGAATTGTTCCAAGATTTTCAACAGTACCATCTGCTCTTGTAATAACAGCAGTGATCTCCATTTGTTTTACTTTAGCATCAGAAGCTATCATGATAAGTTTCTTAGTTTATAAATAGTACTTAAATATAAAGCAATAATTTCATCAATGATATTTTGGATAGCTTTTCTAGAAGAAGCAGATACACGTAATTTCTCAATCATGTTTACTTGCTTTACTAAGAAGTCATCAATAGGTTCTGTAGGTGTAGTAGCAAACAAAGGGATGTCTGGCATAATACCTTCATCCCCTTGATAAGCTTCTGCAAGATCATCAGCTAATTCGATAACTTCATCATAGAAATGACCAAGAGCTTTGTGTTGAGCATAACTCTTAGTTTTTAAATGTTCCTTGTGGGCAACATTACGTGCGTGGAACAATAATCCTATGATCTCTTCCATATTAACTCCATTGTTTGATACATTGAATTACTAATGTAAAAGTAACTGTACCAGACGTATATCCTAAAGTTTCGTAGTTAATCTTACCAGTTTTACCAGTTCCTGCGTTGTTTTGCAAGAAGTTAGTAAACTCCATGTTAGCTTTATCTCGACCTGTAAAGTACCAGATAGGTACATCTGTATCAGCATCCCATGATAATGCAACGGTTAATCCGTCTTGAATATCAAAGATAACTGATTCAATAGCTAAAGAAGTTGCTTTCTGAGGGTTTAATCCAGAAGCATTAACATCAGCTAATGTTGCAGGGTCTAACAACGTAGTTGTTGAGACATTGCTAGTATCTAACTTACCTACAAGCTTAGCAACCACATTGCGGTCACCATCTTCTAGGATTTGTATTGACGTTACATTAGCCATACTATTCTCCTATTATCGTGATGTTTCTTGAGCTGCTAATACATAGTCAATTGATAATGTATCAGTTGTAGCTGTAGGAGTTGTTTGCCATACTGGAGTTAATAATGCATTAGTTAATGTAGTAGCTGTAGAACCAATTGTAGGAGCTGAAACTCTATATACTAACACATCATTAGAATACACTAGTAAGTCAGTACCATTGTAGTAGAAACCTACGTCAACATATGTATCAGCTGCAACTGTTGTTACACCTGTGTATAATGTTGTAGAAGTAGAATCAACACGTGATACTAAGTTTAATGAAGTTGATGAAGCTGGTTTTGTGAACCAAATACCATCTGTTGAAGATGCTGATGTACCTGTTTGTAAACCAAATAAGAATGATTTAGTTGAAGATACAGCATTTGCTTTAATACGGCATACATACCAGAATGATTGACCTGCCACAAATTGGAAGCCATTATGTGCACCAGCTACTGTTGTAACTGTAGAAGCACCACCTGGAGTAATTAAAGCTACACCACCTACGCCATTAGTAATAGCGAATGTTGATGAAGAACCAGTAATAGTCCAATCAAGTGTTGTTGAACCTACTGTAAAGAAATCATTTTCATATGTAACTACATCGTAACTTGCATTGCCACTTGTGTGGAATGGATCAGGAAACGGATAGTTACCTAAAATGTATTGTGAATCAACGGTAGCAATACCGCTTGTAAATCTGGTTGGTGAACCCATAAAAATCTCCTTTGACGTTGTTATATTCATTAACAACGCTTATCTCTAAGCGTCATCAGAGAACTATAAATTATTTTGGATATTGACCTGGTTTAACAGGTGGGCGTTTGCCCTTTTTTTCTTGTAATGGATAAGACATTTTAACTCCTTAGATAAAGAATGGAGGGACGTTTTAAGCCCCTCCCTCTTTAATTAAGTCCTAATTAAGGACCATTAACACCGTAGATTGCTCTAGGATCTGTCCAGCCAAAGCTATATCTTTCGTAACCTTTAGCCTTAGCATTCATTGTATCAAAATCATTGTCTTGATCGAATTGAATACCAACGCGGCTATAGTACTTAAGACCGTTTTGGATGTTAGTACGAACAAACCATGCGTTTGGTGATGTTAAGTAGTGGTTCATTACGATACCTTCTGGTAAAGCATTTGTCGCTACTAAAACGTTCACTGCATTGTTTGCTGTTGATGGTGTGTACGCTGATTTAAGAATACGATTAGCATTCCACCAGTTTTGACGAGCTACGATTAAGCTTCTTGGCATAACATTGATCAAGAGACCACGGTCATTTTGGAAGCCCATTAAAGCTGTCAATGCATCTTCTAAAGAAGCTTCTGACAAGTCAGCAGCAACTGTAGGAGTATTAGCAAATGTACCACCTGATGTATTTGGATGTGCTGTAGAACATAATTGCACACCGTCACCACCTAAGTATGTTGGATTAAATGCACGGTTGTAGATGTTAGCACCAACGTTTTCTTTCGTTTGACGGAAAGACATTGCTAATGCAGCAGCACGACGACGTGACACTTGTTCATAAAGATTGTCATCCAATTCTTCTTTAGTTACGATATAACCAAGTGCGTAAGCAACGTGTGTGTATCGTGTTGTGAAACCTTGGATTTCTGAATCGTATGCAACACCAGAACCTTCAGGTTTTTGCGGAGCTAAACCGAAGCCTGTGAGTTGAACATCTTCTTCATAGTTTTGACGTGAAGTATCGCTATCGAACAATTTAGAATATTCTTCTGGATGTTCGTCATAGACTTGACCCCACCACGCTTTGATACCAGGCCAAAGAGCCTTTGGATGTGAAGCGGTTGTTATAATACCAGCCATGTTATATTCTCCTTATTAAGCCGTGCCAACTGGGTTGAGGAATTGATGCTTGTTCCATTTTACCAATGCTTGAGCATAAGCACCAGGAGCATTGTTAGATGCTTGAACTAGGCCAATGATTTGTAATGGTAAAGCTAATGAACCTGAAGATGCAATAGCTAGGAATGATGAAGCATTCAATACTGTTGATGATAGCGGTGATGACATTGCTAAAGAAGTTTGGTTAGCAGTAATTGTTAAACCAGCATTCTTGAACACGTCAGCAGCAGCTACACCAGTAGAGTCACCTGTTACTTGGAAAATAACACTTGGATCATCCACTACGTAAACATAGCGAAGACCAGAGTTAAGTGGTAAGTAAATTGTGTTTAGAGCCAATGTTGTACCTACGAGAGATACACCTGGATCTGCTACACGGATACCAACGATAACACCAACTGGTGTATCAGTAGTAGCCGCTTTTGTTACGTAAGGGATACCTGTTGTATCGCTTGAACCAGCAACTTTAACAACGTCGCCAATAGCGTATGTGTTAGTTCCGTCGTTAGCGATAGCATAGAGGCGACCCTGTTCGTTGTATGGAGCACCAGTAATAGTACCGACTGGGCTTAAACCACGAGGGGTATTTGCGTTAGCCATTTTATTTCCTTTTAGAAATTAAAGTTATTTTGTTTTGTAGTTAATACCACCCTTAGGTGTGTAGAAGCCTTCTGCTGAAGTTCCACTTGCGACATTAACGCCACCACGGATTGCATCATCTACTCGATCATTACGTTTTTGAATCTCTGCTTGATCTTCTTGCCACCACTCTTCCTTGATTTTCATCAAGTATGCATAAAGACCATCGCCTTTCTCACTAGTTCCAACGAGGAATCTTACCTTATCTCCTAAGTCTGTATTACCAGACGTCACACTATCTTTAACACCGCCCACCTCATCAGGAGTAACGAATTCCCATCCTCCATCGATTGCGGTCTGGATACGACCTGGCTCATCATTAAAGATGTGCATGTGATATCCAGGGATTTGATTGTTAACAGTTAACTTAGCTTGAGTGCCATTAAAAACGTTTCTAACACGTTCACGTGTAGGACGTTCATTTGCGTTTCTAGTAAGTGCCTGTTCTTTCTTTTCTTCAATTGTTAATGCTCTTGCCATAATTGTTCTCCTTAACTCCAGTCGTATGAATCAACATATTCTTGTTTAGATTTAATCCATCCATTTGCAATGAATCGATCACAAGCTTCTTTTGCGTCAGCAGGTAAGTTATCATATGATTTCTTACCAGATGATGTACCTCCTCTAACGCTACCAGTAGAATCTACTGCGCTGCCTTTGGCTTTATTGCCTAAGACCTTTTGAGGGAAGTACTCCACAATTTTCTCATCAAGCTTGTCTAAAAAAGCACGACCAGTAAGGTGAGGGAATTGCTTACGTACAGATGCTCCTAGTCCATTAGCCATATCAGTCATTTCGGTATCTTCACCAAACCACTGATTTCGGCCTAACCAACTTTGTAATTCTGGATCATCAGGTACACTTGCTTGAGCTTCAGTTTTAACTGGCTGTTCAGGTTTCTTTTCAGCTTCCTTCTTAGCCTCTTTCTGAGCTTCTTTTAATGAATCGATTTGGTCGTCAATATCAACTACCTTATCGCCATCCCCTGCTGCAATTGCTTCCCGTTTTTGTGTCTTTAACTGAGCTATTTGAACTTCATACTCAGCTGACTTACGTTCAAAAGATTCCTTTTGGAACTTCTTAAACTCTTCAACGGATGCCTTAATGCTGTCAATTTCTTTGGCTTTTTCATCCAACTTCTTCATTAAGAGTTCATTGTTCTTACGAAGAATAGGATTAATTTCTTTGCCACGTTTTACAAATACTTCTGCATCTACCCAATCAGATTCAGATCCTCTAAATTCCTCTTTAGGAACCCATCCAAAAAGCCTCGCTTCTTTTTCGACTTGTGGATCTAATTGTTGAACTTCTGGTTCAGTACTTGCTTCTTGTTGCTCTAATTGTTTTTCTTCTGACATTTTCTTTTCCTTTAATCGACTATTGCTACAACGTCTAAATCATTAATGATTCGGTATTCTTTGCCATCATCTCCCTGATAGATTAAACCAGAGTATTTACCAAAGATTACATGATCACCTTCACAAGCCCAATGTTCGGGTTGATCTGACCATGCAGTGTTGCCTATTTCGACAACAGTACCTTTTAGCTGTGCTAGTCTTTCTCTATCTCGTTCTTGACCTACTGACAAAATAATACCACTCTGTGTTACTTCTTCCACTGGATCTGGGAGTATTAAAACTCTGTGACCCTTAGGATGAATGCCACTAGTATTTTGCGTCATCTCTTGCTCCTTCTACTAGGTCCTCAAATGTTACATTAAGAATACCTAGAATTGCGTTACATCTACCTCTTACTTCATTCTCATCAGAAGAGTTACCTCTGACAAGCTGTTCTTTCATGTACTCTCTGTCGTTATGCAGAGCCTTCTTGAGTGCTTTGGTCACTGGATGTTCCACCCAATCCAAGTACTCCTGTTGCGTTATTATCATACTCTACTGCTCCCTCGGTTGCTTTCATCATCATCTCAATAGATTTAAGAATACCGTCTTGGTGAGCTTTAGCAGCACCTAACTGAGTTTGCAACATGGCAATATCATGACCTGCTTTAACACCACCTGCTTCCTCAAGTGCTTTAGCCGCATCAGCTTCCATTTTAAGTATCTTAGCTCTATTCACTTCAGCCTCTTGTTGTAACTTCATGACACCAAGTTTGAACTTAGTTTCAAGTGAAAGTTTACGTTCTTGGGCTTTAATTTGTTCAACTTGAACCTTAGTATCTGGTTGCGATGGGATCGCATTCGGACCTTGAGGATCAGGTAAAACATCATCAATGTTAGGTATCTTAAGTGCTTCAAGATATCTACGCATAACTTTGTAAGTATTGAATCCTGGTACTGATAAAGCAGTCATCTTCAATGTTTCTGCTTGCATTACTCTTTGGACATCAGATACTACATATGGATCTGCAGATGGTCTTAGATCAATAGATGAACCATCATAATCTGCTTGTAAGACTGCATTACCACCAAACTTAAATTCAGCAGGTAAGTATAATTGATTTAAACGATACACTTTACGTAACTCTTCATTAAGAGATCTGTAAATACGTTTAAAGATACCTGCAAATACTTTCATACCTTGTTCAGCCATAGTACGTGATGTTTCTGCAGGAGTATTTTGACCTACATTCTCACCTACCATAATGTCTGTAGAACCTACAATTCTTTCACCATAGTTAACAAGTGTTGTTAATAATGTGTAAAGAACTTGTGAAGGTTCACGAACAGGTAATGGATAAATACCTTTAGCTAAGTCTTCGCCAGTAGAATCAACATGCTTCCACTCCATAGGAGCAAAGTTATAATTACCGCCACGGATCTTGATTCCTCTGGAAAGGAATCCACCAGCAGTATTAGCCATGGTACCGCAATCAATAAGTTGATTAATAATTGTATTGATAGATTCATTTAGTGGTCCTAAAAGAATACCAAAACCAATATCATAGAAACCACCATCTGGTGATGGGATGAATGAGTATTTAGTAAAGTAAGACTCAGGTTTGATACTTAAGATCTCACCTTTGCTATTACGTTTAATAGAAGTTTCAAAGTAGTTTGCAACAATACGAACTACTTTACTTGTGTCTTTGTGTACTGTAATAATGTATGGCTCTTTAAAACCATCACCATCTAAATCTTCCCAACGATGCTGTTCAATAAACTCATATGGAGTTCCAGGATCTGATTGAGGTTGATGTACACCTTGTGCTAAATCTTGTGCTTCAGATAAATTGTCACTAACAAATGTTTGTGGAGGATTTAATTTAAAGTCACTCCAGATACCTCTACGTTGTCTAGAGATAACATCATTAGCTGATAGATAAAGAACATGAGATTGACGATTGCAATCTTTTAAATTCTTAGTCCAATATGAAACAACAAAATCTTTAGCTAAAACGTTTTCTGAGATAGGATGGTCTTCATTAAAATCCCAGTAAGTTTTCTTAAATGCACAACCTACGATAGGTACTGTAATAAGAACCTTATCCATTTCACTTTCCCAATTCTCATCTTGTTTGAGTAATTGGTAGCTCATGTGTTTTTCTACACGTTTGTTCTTATCTTCATATTGTTTAACTTGATTCTGATCTAATGTAGAAGAGTAATCACAATCAACTCTAACGATATCTTGAGTAGGTATTAAAGCAGGATAAGCTCTACTATGGAACTGTAATGCTGCTATAGTTACTAAAGGGAATTTAATATTTGATGCATTAGTCCATGGGAATGATTTAGCTTCTGCAACTTGAAGAGCTAACTTCATAGCTGACTCTACACGTCTTTCCCATTGTGATCTAGAATCTTTATCTAGATTAAACTCATTAATTACATTAGCACCAATCGTAGTAAGATCACGAGCATCTAACATCTCAGCAATGTTAGGTGAGTTAATAATCTTATTAATATTTAATTTTACGTCTAAGTTCATTTATTAATATCCAGTTATTTGTGATCGTCCATCTTGTTGATGTTGTCTTCTTGCCATTTCGTATTCGTACTCATCTTCCTCTTCAGGAGTATCAGCATCTTGAACTTGGTCTACAATAAGACCTAACCAACTTAATGCATCAACCTGGTCATCGTGTCTTGCTTTAGGAAATCTAACCATCTCTTCTTCTAGATCTGGATACCAAGGAGCACTCTTATCAAACTTAACTCCTCCAGCTTTAAATCTAGCTTGGAAAGATCTAGCTCTTGCTTGCTTATCTTTTGTAGGAGTCATTGGATGTAAACTCATATAAATTTGACGTTTAACTTGTTCACGTCTTAAGATAGCACCAATTGCTTTTTCAATCGCACCCTTCTCTGTTACAAAGTAATAGGGTTCATATTTTTGTTGTACTGCAAACATTTCTTCGACAATCTCTAAGGCATCCCAGCGTCCTCTTCGAATGTCTACTATGTTCATGATACCGTCTGAATCAATACCGCCAATAGCAATGACAGTATAATCGCTACGTTCTCTAGTAGAGATGGCGAAGTCAACTGCAGCATAGTAAGTAAGTTTCTTTTCTTTGTGTCTAATTGCATCTAGAGTAAACCTTGGTATCTCAATAAAGTCTGGTCTTTTAAAATAAGCAGTAGACTCATCAATAGGATAGTTTAAGAACTCTTGTGCATACACTTCAGGAATACCCTGTTTAGTGTAATCTTCTTTCTTATCTTTAAAAAAGTCTGCTGTATATCTATCAGCCCATAGTATGTTCTGATAATCTTCTGAGTGAGCTCTGTATCTTACAGATCTCCACTCTACACGTTTACGTGTTGAATAAGTTTTTAGAGGTTCAACCTTAGTATAATCGCCATCATAATCGGGAGGCATAAGACGATTGAGTAGGGAATCGAGATGTAACACAGTTCCCACAATACGTACAATACCATGTTGAGACCTACAAGGAAGAAGTGCAGCATAAAACCATCTTCTGAATTTCTCACGTCTGTCTTTTGATTGTACTTGTTCATCGCCCTCTAAGTCATCACATATAATTAAATCAGGTCGACGTTGGTCCCATTTCAAACCTCGGACCCTTTGTTCCGCACCACGTACTAAAACTCTAAACTGTTCACCATCTGTAAACTCTACAATGATGTCAGTCTGTGAATCTTTAATAAGACCTTTAATACCAAAGAGGTTAATCAAGTCTTCATTGTTAACCATCTCATCTTTAAGATCACTGAGGAAGTTTACAGCTTGACTCTCAGTATCTGAAACTATTAAAGCAAACTTTCTATCTCTAAATAAAAGAGCAGCGAGCAAGTAGGCATGAGTGATCGCAGTTGATTTACCGTGTGCCCGCGGGGCTGCGATTGCTACAAGAGGATTGTCGCTGCAACAGAGATCCCACCACTCCAGATGGCATTGCGGAGTAGGGGTTGAACCGTCGTATCTCTTTGCTAAACAAGCCCCAGCAAATCCGTGGATTAGCTCAGGGGTTAATTTCATTTCTTAGCACATGAACATTTAGTTTGTTTTTCGCCTGGTTTATGACCATTAGCTGATCTGTTAGATGAAACAGATCTTAATCGGGTATTGCTTAAAGATTTACTTCCACCGCTACGTAAAGGTACCTTATGGTCCACATCTTTACCTGGTTGACCCTTAGCCCTTGCTGCTTTATTTCGTGCAGCTCTATCGGCCTTAGCTTTTGGACTAGAGTGATGTTTCTTATACTCGTCCTTGTAATCTCTTTTATAATTTGGTGAGCTTGGCATTATTTAGCTTTTCTATGTTCTTCTACAAGTTTTAGATATGCATTGTACATATCTTTATTAGCAGGATGTAACATCATCTCATCAGCATGTTTAAGTTTCTTTACATACTCACGAGCTTGAGGTCCAGCTCCGTTATACATTTCCCAAAGTTTAAGACCTTTAGCTTTACCATTAGCTTCATGGTACTTATTAGCTAGAGCAAGTGTCTTAATAGCAGCACGCTCATCTTGAGAATCTGTAGTTCTAGGATTATATCTGTCATACTTAGCTTCATTCTCAATTTCTTGAGAAGCTAAATGACCTATACCTAGTTCATCAGCTAAGACTCTTAGTCTTTGTTGTCTTTCATTACCTGACCATACCCTATCATCATAAGGAAGATCAGAGTACTTCTTCATTTCTTTACCTACAGCTCTTACAGTAGGACCCCAATTCTTAGTTGTTTTGGGATTAGCATTCATATAAGATGTCAATGTGTTTAACTGACCTAGATAATCTTGAGACATTAAGTCAGCATCACGAGCAGCCTTAGGCATTGCTGTATTATAGTTTACATTAACTTCATTAACACCATAATCATCAAATCTACCCTCAGTCAGTGCTGATGGGAGGTAGTACTTTGTAGTTTCTGGAGCTAATATTCCTTTTTTCTCTGCAATCGCTTGGGATTTAGCTAGAGAATTAAAAGAACTAAGGGGAACCTTGATAGGTGCCCAGTTTTTATCAATATATTCCTGTGAAGGATAGAACTCAACGTAATCCGCAGCCATTTACTTGCATTTCCAACGAGCAAGTGCTGCAGCTTTACGTGTAGGTCTCCCTTTTGAGTCTTTCATAGGGCCTGGAACACCAGACATCCTAGCACAAAATGATCTTTTACGAGGACCACCTTGTGGTTGTGGGGCTTTTAGGTTAGAACCTGTAGCACGATTGTACTTAGCCCTACCTTTTGCAGTGAGTCCTGCTCCTTTAGAGACAGGTAACTTCTCACCACGACCAATTGAGAGGCTTACGCCTTTCTTCTTGGTAGCCATTTCTTATTTAAAACCTTTAAGAGTCTGTGCAAGACGAGCACGTTGACCCATTTTACCAGGTTTCTTAGCAGCAGCTGCCAATTTACCTGCAGGAATCTTCTCACCCTTCTTAACACCAAGTGACTTACGTAATGCACCTGGTTTCTTGATCGCACCAGCAATCCAATTTTTAGATTTAGTTGCCATTTAGTTATTTCCTTTTTGCAGTTTTAGCACTTTGTTTAAAAGCTTTAGCAGTTGGAGCACCTTTAGCTCCTACCTTACGCATCTTTTCACCTGAACCTGCTTTAATCCTTGCACGTTTTGCATGGATGTTAGCATAAAGACCAGGCTTAGTTGCCATTAGCACTTACCCTTTTTCATAGGTTTTTTAGATTTCATTGGCATTGGGGATTTCTTTGATTTCATTTGACACTCCTTCGACTTCTTTAGCGTTAGCAAACTTTTGGAATTGGTCAGCCAGTAGTTTAAGACGATCATCTACTGCTACCTGTGTTGTAATACTAGTCGGTTCTCCACGTATTAACTGCCTACGTGTGATTAAATTGTTGAACAAGTTTGAAAGTACTTTGGTATCTACAGGCTTTCTTACAAGCTTAGACTTCCTTACATCCCAAAGATAATCTCCATTATCGAGTCTATCGACAAGATGATCAAGAGACTTATCAAGCACACCACTAATTCGAGACGCCAGTTTTTCATTTTGTTCTACAAACACCTTCTTTTGGATCTCAGTCCACCAAGGCTCATCTTTCCACTGCCTAATGAACTTGGGATCTATACCAGTCATTTCACTGACTTGATCTATGTCACCATAAACACAATACAACGCACATGCGTCTGTTTTCTGTTCAAGGTTAAAGTAACTAGGGTTATTAAATTTGAAACCAGGACCACGCTTCTTAGTTAAGATGATCTCTTTGTCATCTAGCTTATAGCCAGAGAGCTTGTCTTCTTTCGTATCTTGTGGGAGGTTTTCTCGGATCATAGTTAAACTTTCACTCGTATGGTAATAGTATAACACAAGTTTTAGGATTTGTCAATAGATATTGAGGTCTTGTCTGTAATATTTTATATTTTTCTTGACAAGTGAATAGTTATCTGTTAAAATCTATTAATTATTAATTATAATAATTATTAATTATAATTATATTTATATATTTATAATATAATATAATAATATAATAATATAATAATTAAATTATTAATTAATAGGGGGTACCTAGTAAGACGGAAGGACGTAAGTCCGACGTCTAATAATCCGCACTTAGTTAAGACGAGGACCGTAGTTTAATAGCCTCCGTTAGGAGTGCACATATTCTATCGCTATACTAGACCTAA